CCTTAAATATCTTTTTGGGTCTAATAAATCATCAAAAGCCTTTATGACTTCATCATCAACAACCCCTAAACGGTCATTTGCATACGCGTAATTTCTAAATTCCAAATCAATTCCTTTTGATTCTTCGGTATAAAAAACGTTCGTATTTTGTAATAATGTAATTCCTGCCATTACGGAACCCGCTGGTTTATCAATTCCATAAGCATAACTCCACCCATAAGATTTAAGTAACGAAATATTATCTGGTCTTGCCGAATCACAAACCACATAAGCATCTTTTGGAATACCTAATTTTGTACAAATATAAATAATAATGCCCCCCATTTGATTCATGAGCATTGTTTCCATAGGGTCTAATGATGCAAGTAATTCGTTTTCGCTTAAATAATTCAATTCGTGTGAATACATTGTATTTGTATATCTGTCAAATTTACTTTCCAAAATTCCCATTTTATGATTCTTGCCCCAGTCAATTCCGTAAACGGGTCTTAATGGAATTTTTAAATATTCAGCATAAGTATTGCGATACCAATTATTAAACACACGACCCTCAACCGCTTCTGTCCACCCACCTAAAACAATTTGATTGTATCTTTTTTCGTTTGTTAATAAAAGTTGCTGGTAATAGACCTTAATATTGTTAGCGATGTATGCTTTTGGCACGTCTAAATAAGAAGTATGAATGTAGCAAACATTATCTTTAATTCCGTTAAAACCCGCTTCGATGTTTTTTCCTGAATAAAAATGCCTAAAAATCCAATGATGAACGCTAGCTGGGTTTAATAGTAGAAACGTTAAATTTCTTTTTTCGTTGCTTCTAATTGACAAAAAAACCTTTTCGTATGTTTCATAATCTGGCAACTCTTCCGCTTCATCCACTACAAATATATTAAACCCTGATAATGATTTTAAATTTGCCGTTTGTGCTTTTGAACCCGTTTTAATTCCTTTAAAAGCTATTCTATTAGTGCTGTGTTCGATATGCGTGTTTGTTGAAACTACTTTATTTTCGTACTGTAAAAGTTCAATTTTGTCGTCAACTTCTGGCTTTATAGAATCAATAACGGATGCGTTTGTAAATCTAGTATAAAGTACATTCCATCCCTTTTCTACCAAACCCATCAAAGAAAGTAAAGCAATAGCGTATGACTTTGCAGACGAACGCCCGCCCGTTAATATTACTGTATCAACGTTTGGGTGTTTGTCGTTTAATAATTGGAAAAGTACTTGATATTTTCTTGAAAATTTAATCATCGCTTTGCGGGTCGTCCAAAAATATAATTGTCGGTGGTGTGCTATTGGTTGCTTTGCCTTGCGTAGTTTGGTCAACTCTATCAGTCCATCCGTGATTTGATTTTAAGTTCATTATGGCAAGGCTTGGCACTATGTCGCCCTTTTTACCGTGACTAAAACAATTGGATTCGCATTCTTGAATTATTCTCTCGTGTATTTTTTTAAGTGATGGGAATTTTTCAATTAAGTACGGATAAAGTTGTCTATATTGGTTCATATCCCTAGCAACTTCCCCAATAAAATCGTGTGCTTTTTGTTGTGCTAAAATAAGAGATTCATTTAGAAATCGCTCGCTTTCTTTCAAATCCCAAGTTTCCGCATTTTTATTTTCTATCGGTGCTGCCATTATTTTTTTTGTAAAAGTTCCTTAATTAAATTAACATCACTTGCCGAAAGGTTTGGGTTTTGTTTTAAATACTCAATCCCGTTTCTTTGCCCTTGACCATAAAGATTAAATAATCGTTTTAAGTTGTTTTGCGACAATATTAATCTTTGCTTGAATATTTGATAGCCTTTGTAAATTTCTGTTTGTTGTATCTCTTCTTTGATGGTGTGTTCGGTCATAACTTTTTATTTACAACCCCAAAATTGATAATTTGCGGGTATTTCTGATATAATTTGTTCGGTATTACAATCTACTTTGACTTTCATATAAAATACATTAGTTCCAGTTTGATTGTTTAGTCTAAATACTCCCGTACAATCACAATCTGTCGGTTCATCTGGTGTGCAGCTACTAAAAGCAATAGCACAAATCAATAATAGTTTTTTCATAATATAAAGATTAATAGTGTAATAATAGCAAAGATAAGAATAAATATTATAATTTTATCAGATTCTTTTTTTTCTTGGTGGTGTAAGTATTCCCAATATTTATAACCTTCTATTGTAGCCCTCCAACTAAACGCCCACAGCAATTCATCAGTATCTTTGTCGCAATAGTTATTATTACAGTTTCTCTGATACTCCAATGCTTTTTTTATCCCGCCCTGCGCCAAGCCGCGGGACCGTTATATGATATACTACGATTTCGTTTCTTTAAGATGTTTTTTGTAAATAACTAAAAGTTCATTTTATGTAAATAGAACTGTTGGCTTATTTGATTCACAATAATTTCCAGAAGTTTTTGCATAATACAAAACGTATATACATTTACAATACTTCAATGTGTTAAAGTTTGATAAAGTTTTTAAATTCATCTAAAGAACGTATAACAATGTATTGATGCCCCAATTCCGAAACCCTACTTTCAAACTCTTTTTGCCTTTCGCTTTGGATCCTTTTATGGGTTTTTAGTTCAACAAATACAATCCTATTTTCCAAAATCAATACTAAATCAGATACTCCCGATAAAACACCCATACCTATAAATTTTGAGTTGCTTCTGGTTGATTCGTTAGGCACGCAAAAAATTAAAATATTATTCAATTTACAATAGTTAACAATTTCCTTTTGGATAGTTTCTTCTGTCTTTTTACATAAATCTTTTAGCTGAGATGCGGTCTTTTTTTTGATATTTTCTAATTTCATCTTTTTACCTTTTTACCTTTTACCTTTGTGTTTTAAAACCTTTCTGTATAATATAATATAATGCATCATATAGGGTGTGTGTGTGTATTTATAAGTTCCATAATACTTTTAAATTTAAAAAGGTATATAAAAAGGTAAAAAACTCTGTTAACTCTTGCTACTATTGAAATTTTCTCTTTACCTTTTCTTTACCTTTTACCTTTTAAATTAAAAAAAGTGTTGTTCTGGCTGATTTTGTACGTTATATTCCTTAAAAAGTTGATACCCTTTTTTCAATTTTGACCCGTTCCAATGTGATTTAATTTCCATTCTATGCTTTACAAAAATACGTTTTATATCGTATTTTGATATTTGAACCTGAAAATGTAGATTCATATAGTTGCAAATTTCGCCCTGATTCATCACTATTTTATCTCTAAATTCAATGGTTTCCGTAAAAGAGAATTTTGTAAAAAACAAATCCTCTGATACCTCAATTTCTAAATTTTGAACCGTGTTTTGGTTTAAGTAGTCAATATCGTCTTTTGAAAATACACGAAATTCAAAACCTTCTAAATAAAGATTGTGAGCACATTTTAAAAGCGCATCTTTATCAAATTCCACCGATTCATTATACTTTACGCTTTCAAACTCAATCGGAATAACCCGCCTGTTGCCTGTTTCGTCCTTTAACACGCTCTTTTCATTAGTTGTTCCGCATAACATAGTCCTACGCTTTAAATCTACGTCTAAACGCCCGTATGGCAGTCGAACGGTTATTTTGTTTTTTTCTGTTATCTTTTTAAAATTCTTAACGTCTTTGTGAGCCATACCGCCAAATTCATCGTTAAGCATTATCATTGAGGTAGCCATACGCTTTAATACATCTTTGCCGCCCTCTTCCATTGATTCGTCTATAAAATACCTTCTTAATTCTTTGGGCAGCATATTTCTAAAAAATGAAGTCTTACCGCTAGCCTGCTGTCCACATAAAACCAAAACCAACGGACTAACCTCTTCGTGGTCGTTTGGACTTGTCCAGTTGTGAATTGCACCTACTAGCCACTTTTTTAACGCCCAACGGTTAAACTCGTTATAAGGTAAAATTAAGTCGGCATACTTGTCAATTTCATCGCCCTTGCTAGTGGTTGTGTTGTTATTAAAATAGTCCTCGATTGGCTGGTAGGTTTTAGCTTGCGAATTAAAAATTAATTGCGAAATATCGGTTGCATTTACTTTAAAATCAAAATATTTTTTAGCGTGGTTTGTAATTGAATTTATTATTTCATCGTTTACGGGTTGCCCTTCATATTCGTATTGCTGGTTAAATCCGTTTTTTGCTATCGGATAATTTTCTTTTATAAATAAATCAAGTTTTACTGTATCATTTTCTTCATTGTCAATATTTTTAGCAAAGTTTTCTTTCGAGTCAATTAGTTGCTGAATAAATTTTTCGTCCGTTGTGGTTGTACCTAAAATTTTAAGCGTTTCAATTACACCTGCTGGGGTCATTATTTGGCTATTTGCTTTGCCCACTGCTACCCGTTTAATAATTTCCTTGCT